TTTTGCAGATGGTTATTCCGCGAGCACCGTAGCGGTAGTAGCGTGGATGTTTCGGGGCTGTGCAACGCTTACGCATGGCTAGCCACACGTTGTGCTCAAAGGTTCCAGTTCTCCCGTGCGTGACTACACGTTCGCGGAATAGCTCTCTGGCGAGGCATCCGCAGCTTTGCGTGTTGCCGTCTGTTAACTGACTGCTGCGAACAACCTTTTCTACGCCGCACGCACAGCGAACAACCCAGCGTGCCGCGCCCGCCGCAGAATTTTCTGCGCGAGACACCACAAGGAGTCGGCCAAAGATATGCCCAAAAAGGTTGGTTGCGTGTCGCGGCATAAGTGCTCAGTGGTTTCCGTTAAATTCGCAGCTTATCACAGGACAGTGTTTTCTACAAAGCGGAGTTTGGGTAGGGTTCCAGATGTTGTTGACGAAGCACGCCTCAAGCCGCGCTATACGCTCACGGTACTTCCACCAGAATGCGTCCTTCTGTTCACGCGTCATCGACAGCTTGACCATGTCGTTCTTCACGATGAACAGCAGCGCCGAGTTGACCTTGCGGATATGCGGGAAGTGTTCAAAGACCATGAGAGACATGAGCACAAGCTGATCACGGTCAGGGTACTTGTTGTTGCCAGTCTTCCAGTCACCCACCCACGCCGTCAGGTTATCGTCGTCGATGATCAAGATGTCGGCAATACCCCGCACCCAAACATCAGCGGCCTTCCACTGCGTGGGCTTGAGGTCAACAGTCAGCGCCATCTCGTACTCGGCCAGCTTGCGTCCCGGCTTCTGGATCATGGCGTCAGCTACATCTTTGAACTGGGCGTACTGCGGGGGAATCTCCTTGCCGTCCCGGATGTACAACTCCAGCGCTTCATGCACCTGATTGCCATATCGTGTTGCCTCTGTCTCCTGAAACGGGTAGTGCTTCAAGACCTTGACCTCGTGGTACCTGCGGGCGCAGCCCTCGAAGTCTTTGAGGGAGCTGTGTGACCAAGTTACTTTTGGCATTAAAACCTCGCTGTGTTGATTGCCTTGGCTAGACGGCTGGCGAACCGGGACACAAACTTTACGTTCCTGTAAATGGTGCTGCCCATGTCATAGAGGATTGCGTGTGTCAGCTCATGCCAGAACGTATCACTTATCTCGTTCTTTGAATAGGGTTTGTTGGTTGTGTTGCTCTTGGTGGCAACCTCGATAGCGCCCGTACCGTAGTACACACAGCCCATCTGCGCCCGGCGCTGCATCGTCTCCACGATCTCCACTGAGTACCAGCGGTCACCGACTTTGATCTTCCTTGGTAGTTGCATTTGCTTCTCCTGTTAAATTGCTCTGTCCCACGCGTCCACACTTCTGGCAACCCTGTCGCCGCCGAACGTCACCTGCCCCTGTATCCAGCGCGGTTTGCGTTCCCGGTACTGAAAGAAGTGCTCAAGCTGAGGCACCTCCTGCCCCAGCTTGCGGGCATACAGCGCGGTGTAGTTGTTGTTCAGCTTCAGCCCATCTGCTTTGTTTGTCTCCAGGGCGTGCTCAAAGCGCAGCACCTCAAAGAGTGCTTTCATCCCGTAGTGATCCCGGCCCGTCTGCTTGATGGCCAGCGCCAAGTCTCGCAGCCGCCGATACACCCAAGGGTTTGCTGTGTGAAACTGCTCAAATTGCACTGCTATCCGATCTGTCATCTGCTTCTCCTGTTTATTTGTTTTGCATATGCCGCAGGGTCTGGACCAGCAGCCGCGCTTCAGCCGCTATCTCAAACGCTTTCTCTTCTGCCGCTGGAAACTGCCGCTCAAGGCAGCAGTGGTGAATTTCCTTCGCAAGCTTTTCTATGTACATAAGACCTGCTGCGTAATCAATCAGTGCGTCGTCTTTCATCAGTTCTTCGCCAGTCCGTATCTACGGTGAACACCACCGTCAGCGGCCAAGGGTAGCCCCGGCAAGTAGCTCGGCTCAAGCGTCATCTGCTGGAGCACCCACTCAAACCCCTCTTCGGCCTCGCTGTCCGGTACGACAGCAATCTGTTCATCGTGAACAGTGCCAGCCACGAAGTACCTCTTGGATACCCGCAGCATTCCGTCAGTCATCACAACCCGCGCAGTGCCCTGCACCACGTTGTTCGTGATCTTCCCACCGTACAAGGGCGTGGCCTCCGGCCCATACACCCACCGCTTGGCACCCTTGTCATCCTTTTCTTGACGCAGATCGGGATACTTGATGCTCATGCCACTCGGCAGCACGATCTCTTCCTTACGGAAGGTGATGCATTTATACACGAACTCTTCGCCACCCGCAAGGCACCGCACCATCAGCTCCTCCATCATGCTCCAGAACGTCTTGACGGGCCATGCTGCAGCGCGGTATTTCTCAATAATGGCTTTGGCTGTGAGGCAGTGGATCAGCAGCTCCGCCTCGGTGCAGGTGTGTGGTATCTCCTGCATCCGCGCCACATGATCGTCGTTGGTGAGGAAGGCTTGTATCTTGTCTGCCGTCACGCCCAGCTTCTTGGCGTCTTGCTTGCTGTAGCGCAGCGGTGGAGCGCCTAGGAACCCCACGAGGAGCTGCTGCGCAAAGCTTGCCCACCCTAGGCCGTAGCCTGCGCCGAGCAGCGCCGACTTGGCAGACTGTCGCTCCACAGGGTGGCTGTCCTTGGTCATGCCGGGGATGTTGAACATCTGCGCACCGAACTGGGCGTACGGGTCACCCTTGGCACGGAAGATCGCCAGCAGCTCCTCGTAGTCAGCCAGCCACGCCAGCACACGCGGCTCGATCTGAGACAGGTCACCCACGGCTAGCCGGTATCCCTCCGGGGCCATGATGGCCTTGCGCAGGAAGCTGCCGCGCTTGAGGTTCTGCATGTTGATTGCGCTGCCCTTGCTGGCCGTCCAGCGTCCCGTCGATGCACCGAAGTAACTGAGCGGCACCGGCAGGGTGCCACGCGATGCGATGTTGTAGAAGCGTTGGGCACGGGTGCGCTCGGTGGTGGACTTGACTTTGAGCCTTGCCTCGCACAGTGCCGCCACATCGGGGTTGTCTGAGTTGAGCAGCGCTTGGAAGAGGGCGTCGTTCTTGGCCAAGGCCAGTGCCGGTTTGCCGGTCGTCTTGCTCTTCTTCATCGGGGGCGTCACGCCCAGCGTCTTCAGCGCCTGTGCAAATTGATCGTTTGATGCCAGCACCTTCTCATCAATCCCCAGCTTGGACAGCAGCCCCTCCCGATGTTCACGCTCTTCCTCGATGGCATCGAGCAGCATGTTCTGATCCAGCTCAAGCACCGGGCGGGTGTACATCTTGAGCGTCATGTCGATGAGGCGTAGCTCCTTGGCTGGGTAGCCAGAGACCAGTCGTGTGAAAATCTCCTCGCACAGATACACATCATGCGTACAGTACGCAGCGAGTTCCCGCTCGATGTCCGGGGTAAGTTCTTGGAGTCCATCAGTGGAGTGAACAGCTTTGCCCTTCTCCGGCAAAGAGAAGTCCGCTGCAAGCTTTGCCAAGGAATTTCCAACTTCCACACCGCGTAAAGCTCGCGCCATTGATAGGGTGTCGAAGATGAATGCGGGGTGTGCGTTATACACCCACTCCAGTATGGATACATCGAACTGTGCGTTGTGCGCAAGCACTGCGGTTCGTCCCCAGTCGATTCCAGAAAAGAACTCAGGTAGGTCCGGTCCTCCAACCCATCTAATAGGCTCGTCGCTTCCAAAAGTGTGGACACACGCTCCAAATGCCTTGAACCTCTCGTCACGGATGTACTCCTCGGTTGTCATCTTTGTGAGTGTGTAGCTCTTACTACTCCACCTTGTTTCAAAGTCGATTGCCAGAATCTGATCGTATGGTTTTGCCAAGCTCGTGCTCCTTGAGTATTTGTGAGAAAGTCAGTATCTTGTTGCGCCAGCTTGCGTAGCTGTCGCGTGTTGCGTCGTATATAGAACTGAGCCCGGCCTGGGCTGCCAGCGCAAGGATGCGGCGCTCCTCTTCAATGTCTTGCGTCAATTGAAGTTCTCCTTGGGCGGTGCGTCTTCCATCACCGTATAGTTGATGTACATGTCTGCGGTTGAAAGCAGCGCAGCGGCATCCATCTCTGTGGCGTTGATGGCGATGACCTTCATCGGTTGGTTTTGCTCACGCCCTATCAGCAGCAGGCCGTGCAGGTCTTCATCCACATAGCACTGGATGACTTCAGAGATCAGCATCCGCAGATGCTGGTGTTGCTCCGTGTCCATCAGGCTTAGCACATGCTCCATGTCTTCAGCGTTCTTGATATCAATCATAAAAATCTACCTTTGTTCTCAACCATAGAAGTCTTTCCTTGAGTTCAGCGATGTTGGTCTCCCTGACCACAAAAGCAAACCCACCAGCGGCATGGATCGCGGCAAGCTCACGGTCTTGCAGCGCCGTGGTCTTGCCCTTGCCTGCCTTGCACTCTATCCCAACGAAGCGTCCGTTGCAGCAACAAATGATGTCGGGTATACCAGCGCGTCCCATGCCCGCCTGGAAGGGCGAGAAGTGGTAGATGTGTAGCTCGTCGAGGATTTTCTTGACGCTGGCTTTGACCTTGCCTTCAGGAGTCTGTGCCATAGGGATACCCCGTCACTTCCTTGAGTTTTTGTATGTAGTGCTTGGCCTTGCCTGCGTCGTCGCTGCCGTCTTTGCGCCCAGCACGCAGGCTGTACTTAATGATGTTGCCTTTGAGGAAGCCAACAAACTCGGTGTGCGTGAGCACCGCCTCCATCACATGCCACGGTTGGATGGGCATATCTTTGTAGTGATTGCCGCTGACCTGTAGGTCGTTAGCGCGTGTTGCGTTGAGTCCGTCTTCTAGTTTCATAGCCACGCCCTTTCAGCGTTGTTTATCGTGTCTTGCTTTTGCTTTTTGTGCAGGTACTCCAGCACCCTTGGGTCCGCTTTCTTGAACGGCCACCACTGACCGCTTTGGAGCGCGTTTAGTTCCAACTGCCGCGACTGACTCCACCGTGGTTGATCTGTGCCCACTGGTGCAGGTGCGTCGTCTGTAGACAGTGTTGGTGATGTCATCGTGTCGGGTCTCCAAGATCAGAGTTTTCTTTCCGCATACAGGGCACTTCATTTCTTTTCCTTCAGCTTGTCCACGGCATAGGCGATTGCTTGATAAAAAGTCCAGCGGTTGTCAGGCTCGATCTCATTGACTGTCATGTGTATCTTCTCCAACAACTGCCACAGTTCATCTCTCTGGGCCATCGCGCAAATCGGACGTTGGCAGTGGAAGCTGCATGAATGTACGTCGTTCATTTCTTCTCCTTTGCAAAGTCATCTACAGCAATACAGCCACGGGTGCGACAGCCCTCATCCATATCAGGCAGGTACTCATCAAGGGCCGTGTAAATCTTCAGCCGCAGCACAGAGGGTGATGCGTGATACAGGATGGCAAGGTCAGTCAGCTTCTCAACCAATGGCTTGGCTTGTTCGTATTTCATTTCATCCCCCAGTCATCGAACAGTGGCATCTCATCAACCGGCTCATACGTTGCCTCAAAGATGGCGGGCTTGCATGGGTATGTTTCGACTGCAATCCCAGTAATGATCCAGTCGCCGGGGCATACGATGTGACCGCCTTCCAGCGTGTCGATCCAGCCGTGGTCGTGCATGATGTTGCCGCAGTGCTTGCACACAGTCTTCCCATCAATACCGGGTTTGCGGTAGTAGCGCACGATGTCTCCTTCCCACCCGTTTGCCTTGCGCTCCTCCGGCAGGAAGTGCCGGATCTCTCCCTTGTCAAACCCGGTGTGAGTGCGGCTGTAATCCAGCGGATGATCACCGTTCTTGAACCACTGCGTGGCCTCAATGACCACGGGCTTTTTTCTGAATTTCATTTCTCATCCCTCCATGTGCCATCTTTAAAGATGAACCGTGTAAACAGCAGGTTGCCGCCCAGGTCGTAGTGTGCTGCCATGCACGGCAGGTCATTGAGCGCAGGTGATCGGGACTGAAGACCAACGCTACTCTTGTACTCATGCGGGAAGTAATACATCGTTGAGTATGCTTCCTTTGGTGTGTCTGGTGGTATGGTGAAGTCGTACAGATCGCGCTTCATGCTTGCCCCCTTGCTCGGATGGCTCTTGCTTCCATATCACGCACAGCGTCCATCAATTCGTTCGCGCCGGTCTTGCGCGACTCAATCAGCTTTGCACACGCCTCACGCTCGTCAGCACGGACAAGGGCGGCAAATCGTTCAAGATCATCAATGCAGATATTCTGAAATTCATCTGGTCGAGTCACGTAAATTCCAGCCTCTTGCGCCATCTTGATGATGTCTTCTTTCATGCTCGCCCCCTTGCTCGGATGGCTTCGGCACACTGCGCCCCATAGGCGTCAGCCGCGTAGTGCAACTCATCACACACCTTCGCACACGCCTCGCGTTCGGCCCGTACAGCGGCATTCCACGCAATTTCTGAAAACAATTTTGCTAGAGGTTCAACCAAAATTCGAGCGGCAAAACTCCACTTAAGGCTACCCCACCATTGGTTAAAAGTCATGCTTGTCCCCTTGCTCTGATGGCTGCGGCAATTTCTCTCTTGGCGTTGTCCCCAATCCACACGGGGTACGCCTCAATCAACTTCGCACACGCCTCACGCTCGTCAG